TATATAAAAGAAATGGAGTTTCGTTATAACAATAGAACTCTCTCATTTGATGAGATAGTTGAAAAACTTATAACATTACTTTTATCCCATAGAAAGGAAAATCTCGTTCCTTATTGACAATAGACCCTTATTTATGTTAGTACACCCAGCAACGACTGCTGACCGGATATACAACTACTGGGAAAAAGACAAAGTACTACAGGAATACCCCAAGCCAGACAAAGCAGAATTACGCGAAGTTGTGACAAAAATAAAAGCAGAAATTACACAAATAACATTATGAATGAACAAAGCATAAAAGATTTTATATTACCCAAGGTTAAAAAGTTTATTGAAAAGGTTGAAACCGGAAAGGCACGAAGCGTTGAAACCTATGAGGACATGAAGCGCATTAGGGACTTTTTGGACAGCCTGCCCATGTCCAAAAGGTATGACGTTGACGGTATTATTTTCACCCGGCAAGCAGACAAGCTAATTATAGAGTTTAAAGTTGAAAATGAAATAAAACGGCTAAAAATTGACTGGAAAAATGCCTACAAGATGGCAGAGGTAATGCAGAACCTATTTTTGAAAGCAAATTGATATGGGAAAGCAACAGAAATTAAAAGCACAACGCCGGGCAGACAGATTTATGCAAGCATTTTTGAATGATGTGGCAGAGCTGTCAAAGACAAATCTACATCTCAAAGAATTATGGGAAACAGTAGTAAGGCTCAAAAAAGAAAAATCCGGACAAATTCAACTCAATGCTGCTGTAGATGAGTTTTCAAAAGAGTTTGCAAGCCTACAGGGCATAAATATAGAACATGCAACGCAATCAAGAGAGGAAGGTGACAGACATGACTAACTCACTCACCGTTGAAATGAGACTCAACAACACAGTCTTTAAATGTGTTCTAGAGCAAAGGTTTTACAACATCACACAGCGAAAACCATACGCTTTGATGGCAATTGATGGGCTTTTGCCTACTGGTCAAGACAAAATGAGTATAAACCTAAATACAATTATTATTTGTGAGATGTGTTGGAAATCCAACAAAGAAAACGAAAAAGGTCTTGATTTTAAAGAGCCGTCACAGATTGTTGTACCAACCAGCCCATTGCCATCATTAAAAAGAAATTAAAAATGAAAGACGCAATATACTGGTGGCTTGTTGAAACGCAAGACAAATATTATTCACAAATGCCTTACTGTATTAAAAATATTTTCTGGACTCTCAGAGAGTGGTTTGTGTAAATATGAAACATAGATGTGAGTTATGTAGAAAGCGAGAAGCCACCACAACCATCTGGCTTGCTCCCGAACAATCCCCCATCCACGTTGGTGGTATATACCAAGTTTGCGACAATTGCGCCGGAAAATAAGAGTTTTTACTACTTTTTCATCATTTCTGGGGATTAAATATATAAGATCGCGCACAGAATTTAGGATAATAGTAGTATGGCAGATGAACAAAATGCAACAGAACGCAACAGTTCTTACTTATTTGAGAGCCTAGAAGCCGAGCAGCAAGAAGCGGTGCTTTATGCTTTTAGTGGTTGGCCGTACCCTCGTATTGCCAAGGAGATTAAGCGACCTTATGCGACTGTACGCCGGTGGTTTATGACAGGGGGTATTTGTAAACCAGCCTATGACGAATTGATAAAACAGCAGGCAAAGGAAAACCGGAAACAACTAAAAAAGATCGCAGACAAGATACAGGAAGCACTGCCGGACGCACTTGAGACTTTGCATAAAAGCGCAAAGGGTGGTAACTGGAAAGCAGCAGAGAGCTTATTGCATATAGGTGGACATGCACCGTTGACCAAGATACAGGCAACAATTGACAACACCGACAAAGAGCATGTGATGGCTATTTTAAAGGAGCTGAGAAGCGATGGTAACACAACAGCAGTACGACAAGACAAAACAACTTCTTAATGCCTATTTCAAAGTAAATGGCAAACAGGCTGGTGATGAAATGTCACCCGGCCAAATTGAAATTGCTGCATCAATCATCTTCAAGACCAACCCTAGAATTGCCTGCGTTGCCCCTACCGGTTACGGTAAGTCAGAATCAGTGGCAATGGCTGTCATTCTATGCTGTGCCAAGAATGATGAGCAATTTATCATTGGCTCAGTGAAGTATGGTACTTCTGAAATCATAATGAAAAAGGTGATTGAGCATGTCTTTGATAGTACCGAAATGGTCAAGGAACTTGAGATTGATACTACCCAACGACTCACAACTCTCAAACGAGAACGCAATAAAGCAGCAATGAATTTTAGGGGTGGTGGCTCACTCAAAATAGTGTCACTCTTTGGCAAAGATGATGATGTTTCAAAAGCCATTGGTGAACATGTCCCCAATATCATACTGGACGAGTCACCACTTTTGACCCCAACCAAATACCTTATTATTTTGAAAATCCTTGAGGGTACTGGTGACTATAATAAGACTTTCTTATTTGAGTTGGGCAATGCAGTCAACCGCAATCACTTCATGTTCAACATCAAGAGCAATAGTAAATACCAGAAAATAGACATCTCACTTGAGCGCGCAATTTCAGAGGGGCGTTTGGATACTGAAAGTGTCAACGAAAAAAGAGGGTTGCCATTCTTTGAGCAGTTTTATGAGTGTCGTTTTCCTGCAGAGGATGAAATTGATGACAAAGGCTACAGGCAGCTTTTGACTGCAGAGGATATTGACGCAAAGATGGTTGGGCTTATTGATGCAGCAGATGACCCCATGAAACTTGGTGTTGACGTAGCTGGTGGTGGTGATTACAACGTCTATTGTATGCGACAAGGTGATAGCTCTTGGTTTGAGACTTTTAACCGCAGCAACGACACCATGACCAACGTAAATGAGGTAATAAGAATAATAGACAAGTACACCATTACCGATAACCGGGGTAAGAAAATAAGATTACTCAAGCCAGAGGATGTTTTTATTGATGATATTGGTATTGGTCGCGGTGTTGTTGACCGCCTCAGAGAAATGAAAACAGAGTTTAACGGCAAGGTCTCATACTATAGCGTGACCGGTGTTGCTGCCGGTGAGAAATCAAGCGACCCCTCGCGGTACTCAAATAAAAAGGCTGAGAATTACTGGCTTGCCCGGTTGTGGATGTTGAAAGAAGACAGCAAGATTTTGGCCAATGACAACTGGCATCAGCTCAAAGAGATAAAGTATAAAGATACCTCTGACAAGGTGTTGCAGATCGAACCAAAAGCAGACCTCAAAAAGAGGACTGGCAAATCACCGGATTATGCAGAGGCATTTATGCTGACATTCACTGTGCCACCGCCAGAGCCAAACGTGACATGGTTATGAAATACCTATTGACAACGACCAAACATGCAGGCATAATGCAAGTATGGATGTTTACTTGAAATGCTACGCTTGTAATTATCAAGTGTATCTTAGCAAGTCTACAGACACTAAACGAGAAGTGATAAAGAAATTAGCAAAACCACTCAAGGCAATGAGGATACATATAACCAAAAAACATAAAATCAATTCATGAATAAACAATGTCCACAATGTAAAGGTTTCAAAATACGCAGCTCAAAAGACAGTGGAGCTGGCAAGGTAGCAGTAGGTGCTATCTTATCCTTTGTGCTTATTGGTATACCTATTCTTATTGCCGGAATTATCCAAATGATTGCGCCAACAACTTATAGCTGCAGGCAGTGTGGTTATAAATGGAAGAAATAAAAATCTAGCTCTCTCTATCCCCCATTTCACCATTTTGTATAAGATCAGTCCTAAAACCCTCTAAAATTAAGTAAGCTATGTCTTTACTCAGCAACATCAGCAGTTTATTTAGAAAGGAACTCAACACCGGCATCTTTGGGTTTTTTAATGCCAGCGCAATACCAAAGATGTCTGAAAAAGAGTTTTTGAAGGCATACCGGGGTTGGGTATTTGCCTGCACCAATGCTATTGCACAAAGGGTAGCTGATACAGAGTTGGTACTGCAGAAAAAAGACAAAGATGGTGAATGGAAAGATTACACTGGCGAGAGTGAGGCAATGGACTTGCTCCATGATGTCAATGACCACATGAGTTACCATGATCTAGCTTTTGGGTACTCTGCCTTTCAAGAACTAGACGGCAACAGTTTTTGGTATATGCCAAAGACCGCCGGGGGTAAAATAAAAGAAATATGGCCTCTTGATCCATCACGCATGCAAGTGGTTAAGTCAAAGGATAACTTTATTGCTGGGTATGTTTTCCTTAACCAAGTTGGTACAAAAGTGCCTTTTACCCCAGATGAGATTTTACACTTCAAACGCTTCAACCCAAACAACGCCTACCGAGGTATGGGAACTGTAGAGGCAGCAGCAATTGCGATTGATACAGACACCTTTGCAGCAGAATGGCAACGCAACTTTTTTGGCAATAGTGCTATGCCATCAGCAGTGCTTTCATCAACCGGCACACTCAACCAAGAGCAATATGACCGCATAAAAGCAAACTGGGACAGTAAATTTAAAGGGGTAGAGAACGCACACAAAATGGCAATCATGGAAGGTGGCATGTCATATACTCCCATCAACCCAACCAACCGTGACATGCAGTTTTCTCAAGGACGCAAAGACCTGCGTGATGAAATCTGTGGTATCTTTGGTGTCCCTTTGCCGGTGCTTGGCATTTTGGATACTGCCAACCTTGCAAGTGCTGATGCAGCAGACATGCTTTTTGCTAAAAATACCGTTAAGCCAAAACTCACCCAGTATGCTGGTAACCTCACAGAGTTTTACTTGCCACGCTTTAACTTGAGTCAAAAGCAATGGCGTATCTGGTTTGCAGATCCAGTACCAGAAAATAGGGAACAACAGAGACTTGACCGGGAAAGTGGCATCAAAAACTACTACATGACACCTAACGAAGCCAGAGCCGAAATTGGAAAAGAGCCAGTTGAGGGTGGTGACTTCTTATATATTCCCACACTATATCAACCGAACTCTGCAGGTAATACAGATGGTAATCCAACACCCCCGGCAGATAATGGCAAGGGCTTTATACTTCTGCCACTCAAGAGCGCGGTTGCGTCAAAAAAAAAAGAGCTAGCGATCAAGCAATTAAAGGATAACCGTAAGAAAATTGTTGATGCAGCAATACCTAAATTCACCAAGAAAAATAAAGCCCTCAATGAGAAATTAAAATCAATGCTTCTGGCCAACCTGCAGAAGTCTAAAGATAAAAAACCAACCAATGTAAAACGTACATTATTGCAAATCCTCAAAGATGCTACAGACCCCTCAAACGAGCTGGTCAAAGTATTGTTTTCTGATTATGAGGACTGGATTGGCTTACTGCACAATGCTACTGAGGACGGCATGAGTACTGTTTTTGAGCAAGCCGGCAAGGTTGGCATCACCCAAGTCAATGCAGATGTTACTTTTGATATGCAAAACCCAAGAGCGTTAGATTTTCTTAACCAACACGCTCTAGAAAATACCAAGTCATACGCTGACACAATGAAAGAAGACATCACGCTTAAAGTTATGGAAGGTGTCGAGCAAGGTGAGAGCGTTGATGATATTGCAACCACTATTGGTGGATTTTTTGAAGACCAAGGAGATTACCGAGCTGAGAGATTGGCACGTACAGAAACAATTGACGCATACGCGCAAGGAAACCTTGAGGGCTATAGGCAGTCTGGTATTGTCAGTGGCAAGAGCTGGCTTTTTGATGAGGGCAATTGCTCAAGTGGCCAATGTCCCACCAATGCAGCTCAAGGTGTTATACCTCTTGACCAAGATTTTGAAAGCGGTGATGATGCGCCCCCCGGACATCCAAACTGTGAGTGCGCTTTACAACCAGAGACCGGTGAGATAGGCGACTAATACCAAAATGTATAAAGGAAGTCTAAAAACTCAATATAATTGATTTAGCTTATGAAAAATCTGAAAAAATATCTTGAGGGCATTGCTGACCCACACAAAGCAAAGATTTTTAAAACCTTTGAAATCCTTGAGACAAAGGTTGCTGATGGTCAACCTCGTACATTAGTTGTAAAAATTTCAACAGTAAACGCTGACCGTTCAAGAGACACAGTGCAACCATCCGGCATGCAAGCTGATAATTTCCTCAAAAACCCAGTTGTCTTATTTGCTCACAAATACGACACCAAACCAATTGCAAAATGCACAAGCCTCAAAGTTATGGATGACTGCATACTTGCTACCGTTGAGTTTCTACCAGAAGGCGTTTATCAAGAGGCTGACATCATCTACACAATGTATAAAGAGGGCTTTTTAAATGCTTGGTCAATTGGTTTTATGCCAACAGATTATGACGAAAACATGGAAGGTGGCTACAACTTCAAACAATGGGAACTCTTTGAGTTTTCAAGTGTCCCAGTCCCAGACAATCCCGAAGCATTGACGGTGATGCGCTCAAAGGGCATTGACGTTGATTTGGTTATTGAAAAAACAAAAGAGAATGAAGACCCTGCAGATGAGACAAAGGTGACTGATTTGACAGTTGCCCAACTTAAAGAGATTGTTGGTGTAAAGGTTGTAAATAATCTTGTTGTTGAAGAAAAAGACGTTTCACAGGTTGTTGCTCTTGGTTACCTACTTGATGAGCTTTCTTATTTTATAAAAGCCTTTACTCAAATGGGTGTGAAGCAAGACAGTATTGAAAAATTGCAGCAGGCCTTAGCATTGGTGATGACCGTTGTGCAAGAACAAGCAATTGTTGGTGAAAAAACAATCAAGCTACCAGCAACTATGAAGTCAGGGCGCACAATTTCAGCAAAGCATGAAGAACTGCTAAAAGCAGCATGCGATCACATGAGTGCTGGAGCAGAGCAAGTAAAATCTGTGCTTGAGTCAGTGGCCAAAGAAGATGATGACGAATCTGATGATGAAAAATCAGTGCCAGAAACTTACGTCACCCGATTAGCAAAGTCATTGAAGCAGACAGATAAAAGTGTTGGTTTGACCCTCAAATTATTAAATGTAATTGAAAGGGAAAAAAAGAAAGGGGGTGAAAAATAATGAACGAAGACGAAAAACGCAAAGAGGAGGAAAAAAAGTCTATGGAAATCATAGTTGAGGCTGTAACCGAAAAAACGGTTGATAAGGTGCTTGAGAAAATCAAGGCTGATAAACCTCTCCGCAAAGACATTTTTGGAGGTGAAGACAACAACACCAAAGAAAAGGAGCTTGCAGACCAAAAAGCTGCAGGTGCGGAATACTTTAAAAAGTTGGTAGCAGGTGACCGTCAGGCCACCAAAGCACTGTCTGCTGGTAGTAGTACCAGTGGTGCAGAGCTTGTACCTACTTATGTGTCCGACCAGCTCATCACAGTTGCGCAAAAGTACGGTCTTGTCCGTAAATACGGTACAAAATGGCCAGTACAGGGTATCAACGAAAACGTGCCAACCATGTCAAGCCTCACAGCTTACAGGTTAGCATCTGATACTGCAGCAGTGACGGCATCTCAACCAACCACCGGCAATGTCTCATTAAGAGCAAAAACCGTTGGTGTAATTGTCCCTATCTCCAAAGTATTATTGCAAAATTCTACTGCGGATTTGATCGAAGCAATAACAATGCTTGCCGGTAAGGCTATAGCAAAGTTAGAAGATCAATGGGGTCTTTTAGGTTTGGGTGCTGGTGAAGGTGTTTTCCAGAACGTAAACGTACCAGTAGCAACTTTGGCATCTGCAACAACTTATGCCGGTGTTACTGCAGAAGATTTATTAAATGCGCTTGATTTAATAGATGAAAACTTCTTGAGTGAAAGTATGAGATGGGCTTTGTCCCTCTCCGTACTTAATAACTTTAGACGGTTACGCTCAGTTGTGGGTTCTGACAAACAAGGTTTCTTGTTTGAAGGTTTTGGCAATCAATTGCCAGCTACAATGTGGGATATTCCTTACGACACAACGGCGGTAATGCCTAAGAACTCTGACGGCTCACAAGCTGCCAAGAAATTCATGGCATTGGTTGACTATAGTAACCTCATTCATGGGGATGCTATGGAATACACAGTTGAAATTTCAGATCAAGCTACCATCACTGATGTTGATGGCAGTACTTTAATCAATCTATTCCAACAGAATATGGTTGCTCTTAAAATCTGGGGTCAAATTGATATTCAACTTGCTAATGCTGACAAAGCATTTGCAGTTGTCAAAACACACGCCTAGTAACTAACTGATGGCCGTAGGGTGAGTGGAAATGAAAGGGAAAAAATAAACTTTCAAAGACCACCGGCCAAACTAAAAACAGAAGTGCTTTTTAGTTTATACACTGGTTGCGAGTCACCGATTATAAGTGTTAGACTTATACATCTCCTTTCACTCACAACCAGTAATAAGCTCATAAGCAGCAAAGAGGGGGTGAGCAATTTATGCCAAAAGTAACAGTAGATCATACAGGCTTAACAGATGGCCATTACTACACAAAAGACGTACCGGTTGAATTACCGGCAGATGTCGTTAAGGCTTTGGGCGACTCTGCAACACCTTTTGATGGTGAAGCAAAAGCAGCACCGGTCAAAAAGGAAGTAAAAAAAGTCCTTAACAAAATGGTACAAAAAGCTGATGCAACCACTAAGGATGCCCCAGCAGAGAAACCAGCAGATGTAGAAACCAAAGCTGATGCAGAGGTTAAAACTGATGCAACTGCGCCAGATAACACTGACGCAAAGTAGTAAATGGTATGGGGTTGCTGGCTAAAAATCAGCGTAAAACCAAAAATGTATAAACCCCCCGAAATTTGAAGTTATAATAAACATATGAGTAAATCAGCAATGCACAGACAGCAAACATTTAGTAAACCAGCAGTGGCAGCTAACACTGGTGTACTCGCAGCTCAAACACTCCCAACATCCGGCACTCTTGTAGTGACTGCAGGGATTACAAACCCAGACGTACCACGAACAGTCAGACTCAAAGGAAATCAGTCAACAACGCAAGGCTTAGTTGTTACGGTTGTAGGCACTGACATTTATGGTAATGCTCTAACAGAAGCAGTCACAATGGGTGGCGCATTTGCAACACCAACAGACTCAGTAAATGCTTTCAAAACTGTTACGTCTGTTACTTTCCCAACCAGAGGGGGAGCAAGTGACACAATTTCAGTAGGACTGGGTGCAGCTCTTGGACTGGACAGCCTTTGTGATGCTTTCTCATTCCTTAATACACCAACAGCTCTCATCACAGCAAAAACAGTTGATACTGCAGTTATTTCTAAAAATACAGTCACGCTTGCAGCAACACTTGATGGCTCAACAGATCAAGCAGTTGAGTATTTGCCACAAACTCACCCAACCGGTAGACTCTGGGGATAATTTCACACCTATATTTTATTCAGACTGCTTTGTGCAGTCTTTTTTATTTGTAAGCCCTTTTTTAACAACAAAAATAAAAATGTATAAACCGGCACAATTTAAACAATATAATTAGATCATATGGCAGCAACATTTGACTTTCAAGAAGATAACGGGGCAGCAACAGGCTCACCGGCAAAAGGCACAACAAGAACCACAGGTCGTACTGAGTGTAATTGGAAAAATATAGATGATAGTACCACCGCGTACTCATCTAGTCCTATTACTGCAGGCAATAACTCTTACACTAAGTTTCAGTTTGGTAAGTTTTCTGGCACATTTAATCAAATCTCAGCCGGTCTTTTTGCTCACACTGCTGGAACGCTCACCAACATGACCCTCAAACACCAAAAGGCAATGACTGCAGATGGTGATAACATGACTTATGCAACTCCAAGTACCGCAGCTAACTCTAACCTTACCGTTGATGGTACAACTGCTATCGCAATTGGCTCTGGTGTCGCTGTGTGGTTTGGGGCAACCGGGCCAGAAGCAACTGGAAAAGCAGCAACAATGACAACGAACCCTTGCTATACAAATTGGCTTGCATCACAACTGCAGACAGCATCAAATGCAGCAGCCGGTGATATTCCTAGTCAAACACTAACCTTGCAATATAACGAGAACTAAAACTATGTCAAACGAAAATAAAAAAATACAACCAAAGACAATAGACGTATTCTGTGCAAAATGTCAGGCAGATACAGCGCACACCGGGGCGGTTGACCTTAATGGTGAGCTGGTTTTTACATGTGTTGAGTGTGGTGGGTTTATCAAAGCACCAGCCGGTATGACTGCAGCAGAAATAAAAGCGCATTTTGAAGAACACAAAGAACAAAACGCCGGACAAGTAAGCGTACAAGGCTCAATTGACACTCTTGATGAAGTTATGGGCGGTGTCCCAGAAGAACAAGAAAAATAAGCAACGCAATACAATGCGTCCCAGCAATACAATGCTATGAAATACCTCTTTGAAGCAGAATTTTTAGACGGCACAAAGTATAAGCAAAACAAACTTGATACCTCTATAAAATGGCCGGCTGTCCCCAATGAAAAAGGAATACTACAGGGTAAAAACTGCATGTCTGACATCCAAGAGGATGTTGATAAATTTAATATAAAACGCTTCACACTTATTGAACAAACACTCTTTGGTAGAAAATACACCGTGGATCTAACTGACGGCCATTTTGAAATTGATGGCATTAAAATTGACGTTGAGGGTGAGAGACCATTGCCAATAAAAACCAACAAGTATAAGCTGATTTATTGGATTGTTACCACACAACAACATACTACCCCTGCACTTTTTAACAACCCCAGACGTATTGTGAAACGTAAGGATGGCAGTACCGTTGTCACTAATAGAATTGGCAACGATACTGTTTTTACCAAAGTGGCTAAAATGTGGTCAATTGATGAAAAAGACGAACTTGATGGCAAGATGCAAATGGTACATAAAGTGTATATTATGCCAGATGTGCCAGTACCCCCACGCAGATATTGCATTGGTTGGCAAACTACAATCTCAGGCAAGAGCTACCAACAGAAAATAAGCGTTGAATAAAATATATAACATCAGGCTATAGGAACTTTATAATGAGAGTATGGCATCATCAATCAATAAAACAATACAGACAGAGCTTTTAGCAATTACTGCTATTGGTTCAGGCAATCAACAGATTTCCTCAGTGCTAGATGTAAGCACAGTTTTGGCAGCCACAATATTTATAGATCATGCACCGGACTCTGCAACAGCACCAACAAAAGGTACTGAATATAGAATTGAAGCATCTGAAAAATCAAGCGGAAATGATACATGGCGACCAATTGTAAGCCTTGTCACCGGTACAGTTGCGGCAAATTTAAAAACTGTCTCAGGAACGCTCAACGCAGGAGCTACAGCAGTGACGCATACATCTGCTGGGACGTATGTGCAAGATGATATTGTTTTCTTTAAAAATTCTACAATTGGTAACTCTGAATGGGGCAAACTGGTGTCAATTGGTTCAACGACTACAGAAACACTTGCAGATGGGTTGACTAACGCACAAACAAGCTCACAAATCGTAAATAAATGTGAGCAATTTGTTGTACCAGTTGACTGCACAGCAATTAAGAGATTAAGGGTTGTTGTAAATAATAAATATCAAGCAGGCACAACAATTGCTATTGTTGCTAGAATTGCTGCGATAACAGCAGACAGTATTGGATAAAAACTATGTATGATAACAATAAATACCTCAGGAAGTAGCGCAAGTGATAGTGACTTTAGCCTCACAGTAAAACCGGGTCGTAATCGCTTCATGCTTATTTTTTGCCACAATGACGGCAATAATGGAGCAGATCACGCTACAAGTATCACGGTCAATGGTGAACCAGCAATTTTTTATAAAAGGCAGCTCGGTGGTAGTTCTCCAAATAAAGAGATTGATGTGTGGTATTTTCCAAATCCACAGGTGGGTACGAACACCATACACGTTGTAAATACAGCAAACAATTTTGATGGTAATGATGCAGTTGTATTTAATGGCGTAAATCCTTTTGAACCCTTTGGAGTGAAATCTCAAAGCCTTGATACTTCTAGTGGCGGTGGCCTTACTATTCATGCTGAAACTTTGGGGCAGTGGGCAATTGCCTCAATAACTTCTGATAGTGCAAGTACACCGGCTGGTTGGACTACAATACAAAGCTATTCCTACACTTTCAATCAGGCGGTGACTGCGTATAAAGAACTTTATTCACTACAGGACTTTACATTGACATGGACGAGCCCTGGAAACTTTGCAGAGATTATATTATTGCTTAATCCCAGCATGAACCCTTTTTATGAGAGGGTGGTACAGGCATTACGCTATTTTGCAATACAGGTTTTCACTAGAACACAAACAATAACCGGTATTTCTAGGATTACTGCAGTAACAAACCAACTACAGACTGCTATTGCCAATATAAATGCTGCAACTGCCCGGTTACAAACAGCTATTGCCCGGATACAGAGGACAGTAACGCAAACAATATCAGCAGTCTCACGTATTACAGCCATAACTACAAAAACATTGAGTGCTGTGGCAAAAATTACCGCCACCACAGTAAGGACACAAACAGCATTAGCGCGTATTACGGTCACAGTGACCAAAACAGTCACGGCAATCTCACGCATCACAAGAGTTGTACCGCAAACAATCACAGCAGTTGCCAGAATAACGGCAATCACAGTAAGAACGGTGACCGCTACTGCTAGGATAACTGCCACAACAGTAAAAACTCAAACTGCCATATCAAGAATTACAAGAGTTGTCACACAAACGCTCAGTGCTGTATCACGCATCACTCACATCACAGCACAGACAATTACTGCAGTCGCCCGGATTACTGCAAAAACCTTGAAGACTCAAAGTGCCGTTGCACGCATCACTGCCACGGCAATTAAAACTCAGTCAGCAATTGCACGTATAAATGTAATTGTTTTAAAGACAGTAACAGCCGTAGCGCGTATTACTTCTACAACCCTCAAGACAATTACTGCTACAGCACGAATCACGGCAACCACGGTGAAGACACAATCAGCCGTTGCGCGGATTACTCAAATAGTCGTCAAAACCACAACTGCAATTTCAAGAATTACTGCCAAAACTCTACGAACAATTACCGCCGTGGCACGAATTACAGCAACAACAACTAAAACAACAACAGGTATTGCACGTATCACCGCTACTGCTATAAAAACACTTACCGCTATCTCAAGGATTACCCAAATTGTCAGCAAAACGGTGATTGCAACCGCAAGAATTACCAGAATAACAAGTCGAAACATCACGGCTATTGCTCGTATCACTCAGATTGTAAATAGAACTCAGACCGGCATTACTCGTATTGCGGTAAATGTAGCAAGAAACATTGTTTGCATTTCACGTATCAATGTTATCCGGCTTAGAAATATCACCGCAACCAGCCGGGTGACGGTCAGTGTGTTGCGTACAATTATATGCAGAGCTGAGGTAGAGACTGCTGTAAATAGAGACATCACCGGAACTGCACGCATCAAATCAGCTTATGGTTTATACAGAAGTAAATCAAGCCTTGACGCAAAAGGTAGTAAGTTGGCAACTGATAATGCAGCAGAATACTACAACTCAGGCAAAATACTCACTGACCTCATAGCTTTATACTACAACGTGTAAATTGTATAAGAAGCGCAAATGTTCTCACTATAATTAAAGTATGAACTACTGCGCACAATCAGACATTGAGACATATTTAGATATTTCGCTCACAGCTAATGGTCAGGCTCTTTTTGCATTGCTTTTACCATCAATGCAAGACATGATTGACCAGTACTGTAACCGGTCTTGGAATATCACCAACCCCATTACTCAGAATTTTGACGCTCTGCAGGAAACTACATCACCACAGGCAAACAGCACTTTTATAGTTGACTACCCACCTATTGCCAGCATTGATGCTGTGACCGTTGGCGGTGTACCTTGGGACTTGCAGTATGTTTATAACTACAAAACCTATGTCAAACTTTGGGTAAGACCACAAACCATTGTCTTGCCAAATCCTCTGGGCTTTTTGTCCGTTGTAATCACTTACCACTCAGGTGCAGCAGGGGTTGTGCCAAGTCCAATAAAATTGGCACTGATTGAGTGGCTTGCTAGAAAAATACAAACCTCACCGGATGCAAATAAAGAAGTTACGCGTACCCAAGTTGGTACTGTCATGGCTCAATATGCAGCAGACAAAGTTGGTGGCATACCGGATTTTGTAAAACTGGTGCTAGATCAATACCGACTGCCACCGGTTGACCATTTCTAATATTATGCCAAGACTTACCGTAACAGACACAGTTTCACTGTACCATCTCAAAAGGACTGGTAACAAAGAAGCGTATGACACTACCCCAGCGTATACACAAAAAAATGCGTGCATCTCACCTACTGGCACAGACATACAAACCTCTGGGGATGTTGCAGCATTTCAGCTCTTTGAGCTTTTTTTATATGACGTGACTATGGTGGTGCGCAATGCTGACAAAATTGTAACGCAAGCAGGCATAGAGTATGTTGTGGACGGTCAGCCATTTGTTATTAACAATCAATTTTTGAAGTACATACGGTGCTTAGTAAGGCAGGTGGTTTGATTATGGCAAATCCCGGTTACAATTTATCAGTTAATGTCATAGGGGCAAAAGAGCTTGAAAAGGCATTTACAGAAGTGGGGGACTATGCCAAAAAAGTTATCAGTCAGGCCATCAATAAAACCGCTTATGATTTAGAGAAAGACGCAAGAGCAAAAGCACCTCACAAAAAAGGTGGTTTGTGGAACTCAATACATACTGACCGCGACCCCGGCCATCTGGCAAGAATCACCGGTAATAATGTTGAGGCAAGGGTGGGTACAAATTTAGAGTACGCGCTTGCGCAGGAAAAAGGCACAAAGGGCATGACAATCAACGTCAAAAATGGCCGGCGCACTAAGTTTGGTAGAACAAAGCCCTATACCTATACCGGCAATATCCCAGCCAAGCATTATATGAGAGATGCAAAAACTGACATGAAACCACAACTGACCAGCAACTTGCAGGAAGCATTAAGATTGATTGTTACGAAGCTATCAACAAGGGGTGCAGCATTATGAGTAACTTTGGATACAAACCAATAAAAGATGCGATTGTTACAATACTTGGGACTGTCTCAAGTCTTAATGTTGTGTATGGAAAAGAGGAAAAAGCAATCAAAAAATTTCCTGCAGCAACAGTAAGCGCAAAAGAACACACAGCAGAGCTGCATGACTCAGTGGCTAACCTCAAGACCTATTATCATTTTATTCGTCTGTATTTCAGAACTGATGAGACCAATGATGCTGATTATGAGGATATACTTGAGAGTGTTGCTGACTCAGTAATAACAGCTCTTGAACATGACTTGACACTTGGTGGCGTTGTTGACTGGTCACTGCCAACATCTGGCGTTTGGAAATATGGGGACAAAGAGACAAATGTGCGGATTTTAGAAATAACTTTAGCATCAAGAGCGCGTGTTGTGCGGTAAGTTTTAAAAATGTATAAACAAGCCCAGAAAACCAAGTACAATTGATTTAGTTATGAAAACTTTTGTATACACCGGTGAAGATGAAAAGCATTTTCCTAGTCTTGGTGTAACACTCAAGCCTGGTGAGGAAATTACAACAGAGAAAGAAGTAAGCCACCCGGAATTGCAAGAGAAAGTAACATCAAAAAGTGAGGCAAAGAGAGTTGACGCCTTAAAAGGTAATAAATAAATATGAGCGCAGGAATACAAGCACAAATCAGTTTTAAAAAAGAGACCACATGGGGTACTGCAGTTGTACCAGACAAGTCAATTGCTGTCAGACCCACTGGCGGTATCCAAATAAAAACCGGTATGAATTTAGTGCCGGCAGTCAAAGGATTACTGCAGAAAAACTACAAAGCCATTAAGGGAAAAACAAGCTACGAAGGTGATTTTACAATGGACGCTTTCGCAGACTATATTGGACACTTCTTACTTTCTGCACTTGGTACAGACACCCCAGCAACACACGCTGGTGAGTCAATTGTTTATGACCACGTTTTCACCGAGACCAACCCAAAACCATCATTAACCATTGAGCAATCTATATCTGAAAATAGTAGACGGTTTGCAGGTTCTATTGTCAGTGGCTTTAAGATTTCTGGCAAAGTTGGTGAAATGCTTGCTTTTTCACCACACATCATGGCCAAAACACAAGCATCTTCTACTCAAATTACCGGGGCATTTTCAAATGTAGAGCCTTTTAACCATGCACAACTACAAGTCAAAATTGGTGGTAGCGTTATTGGTGAAGTTGAGAGCATTGAGCTTGACTACAAAAACGGTCTTGATCTCGTTTATGCGCTTGGAAATGTAGAGCCGGCATATGCTTCAATCTCAGGTGGCTCACAAGTCACAGGAAAGATTGAGTTGTACTTGGATGCAACCGCACTCACACGGCTAACAAATTATCTTGCTAATACCAATGAGTCAATTGAACTGATTGCAACCGGTGGGGCAATTGGAAATGCAGCAGCTTATGTCCTAGACATTCTTATACCAAAAGCTGTATACACTGCAGTTGAGTCAAAGGTCACCGACAATCACAATTTGCTTTCAATCTCTTTTGAGGGTATTTACGACACAGCAACAAGCAAAATGATGGCCGTTACATTGACCAATTTACTTGCAACACTTTAAACTTATGGAAAATCAAAAAGTTGAATTGCCTCAAGGATACTCTGCAATGGTCAAGCCATTTTTGAACTTTGGTCAAAAAAGACAGCTCCAAAAACTCATGGCCGGCGCAATGTCAGTTGATGCTGAGACAAACAAAGCAAACACAAAAATTGATGGGTCAATCCTCTATGAAGCTCAAGACTTCACACTAAAAATGATGCTAGTGTCACTCATCAAACCAGATGGCAATGTTTTGCAGGGTGATGATGCTTATAACGCAGTACAAGAATTATCACCAGAGCTTGAAGATGTTGGTAAAGCATTGTATGCCAAAATTGATGAAGTGACAAAGTCCACATACCTCTCTGAAACCGTAAAAAAAAAGTAGAAATTCAACTCTTTAAGTTTCACAAAAATGGCCGGGGTTTTGTCCCAGATGAATTTAATGATATTTATTTGTGTGAGCTTTTTGAGATGCCCTACACAGTGCTTATGGAGCAACCGGATTGGTGGGTTGAACGTATGCAACTGTGGCTCAAGCAAAAACACATGGCAGCAGAGGCGCAAAGAAAAATTGATGAAGCAAGCGCAAAAAGCCAATAGGCATCAGTCCTCTTTTCATTAAATATATAAGACTGCCTTTTTTTCTCCTTATAATTGAAGTATGGACGGTGCTATTTTAGAAATTGTTTTGAAAGCCAGAGATGAGGCAAGTGCCACAATTGAAGGTGTTGGGAAAAAGGCCGGCGGTACTGCTGAGATGCTATCTCACAGCTTCAAAGACGCAGCAATTGTGTCTGGTGTTGCATTGGCAGGGTTGGCTGGTGCTGCCTTCACTTCTATAGAGGCATTTCAAGAAAGTGATGCCGTTATGGCACAAACCAATGCCGTTTTAAAATCAACCAAGGGTGCTGCAGGTGAAACTGCTGACGAGATAGGGTACTTGGCGCAACGATACATGGGACTAACTGGAATATCTGACGAGACCATACAATCTGCAGAAAACATGCTTTTGACTTTTACCCAGATACATAAAGATGTTTTCCCACAAGCAACTAAGACAGTACTTGATATGTCAGTGGCCTTGGGTCAGGATACAAAAAACTCAGCAATACAACTTGGAAAAGCACTCAATGACCCTATAAACGGTATGACCGCGCTGCGCCGGGTGGGTGTGACATTTAATGATGAGCAGAAAAACACCATAAAAAGATTGCAAGAGTCTGGTGACTTAATGGGTGCGCAGAAAGTAATTTTGAAAGAGCTGCAGACAGAGTTTGGTGGCAGTGCAGAAGCAGCCGGTAAAACCTTTGGTGGCCAACTCAATGTACTTAAAGAAAGTGTAAATAATTTACAAGAGGCGTTTGGTGGCATGCTGGTACAGGGTCTTGCTCCTATATTACCCAAGCTAAATGCTTTTATTGCCATAATGACAGATTGGGTGCAGTATGGCACAGACGTAGAAACAGTGGCCAAAGCTCTCAAATTACAACTGGGTGGGTTTGGTGATGTACTTGGTAAAATAATTGTTTTCTTTGGTCACAACCGCACAGCTCTTGTTGCTCTGGCCGGTGCTTTTACCGGAGTGCTAGCAATTGCCATCATCGCTGCAGTATCAGCAATGCTCTCTTTTATCGCAGTCTCAGCCCCGGTGCTTCTTATCTTTGCCGGCGTTGGTGCTGCGGTTGCTCTCGTAGTTGCAAACTGGAAAACATTTTCACCAGTTGCCAATGAGGTTGGTGCTGCGTTTAATGTCATTGCTGCAGCAATATCAAATTTTGTTGGCAGAGCAATTAAGGACATAATGAAGTTTATAAACGATAACAAGGTTACGTTTCAGGCATTTTGGATTGACATAGTTGCTATTTTCAGGTTTGCACTCGGATTTATACAAGGTTTTTGGAATACCACATGGCAGGCTCTTGCTCGTTACCTTGCTGACGTTTGGCAGATCATCAAAGGAATTATTGAGATAGCTTGGGGTCTTATTACTATTGTGCTTGATATTGGCATGGGTATTGTCACTGGTAATTGGTCAAAGGCATGGGAAGGTATAAAAAAAGGACTGAGTATTGTCTGGGATGGCATCAAGGATGTTATAAGTGGCGGTGTAAAATACCTAATTGACTCAATAAAACTAGCACTTGATGTAGTTATTGGCTTGGTCAATGGTGTTATTTCAGGTTTCAACAAAGTGGCCGGCGCAGCATCCAATGGCAAAATAAAAATACCGGAAATTCCACATTTTCAAGACGGCGGTTTTGTCCCGGCAACCGGTCTTGCAGTTTTACATGCTGGTGAGTTTGTTTTATCAAAGGCAATGTTGACCGGTCAGCAAAGTATACCCACGCAAGTAATGAACAGTAAAACAACAAACAACACACCCATCAATATATATGCAACTGTGGACAATACCATTGATATGAATTTGCTGGGTAACAAGATAGCGTTTGCATTAAGAAATTCAAGATAGTTATAGGATAGTGCCAATTTTTTCTGCAGAAAAAGTGGCCAACAAAATCTTTGAGGCTAAATCATAAAAAAATGATAAAAAATAAAATAACTAAATTTAACTATAAGCTATGATAACAGGATTAACACTAGGGGGCGTTGCTCTCACCAAAGATAAATGGCTCTTGCAGGCGTTTAAAAACGGCTCTTTCCCATCTACTGTTTATACACGGTCAAAACGTGGTGGAAAGAATGGTAGCAAGTTGGTCACGCCAACATTTGCCTCTTATCAATTTGTTGCTGATTTTCTTATTGTTGGTGATAGTTTTTCAGACTTGGCATTGCAACGAGATGCGTTCTTGGGTGTTCTTGGCACTATTCACTCTGCTGGTATGCAAACGCTGGTAGCAACGCGTTCTGATGGTACAGGTCGGCAAATAGACATCAAAGCACTTGAAGTCACTGGCGACATCACAACTGATGATGGCCTTAGCTCACTCATTGAGGTTACGCTTGAAGCAGAATATCCATTTTTGCAAAGCTCAAACCAAAAGAGCCAAGATGTACTGCTTTTTAATGGTGGTGGTATGTCTGTGCCAATGAAAGTGCCACTTGATCTATCCATTGGTCATTCAAACACAATAACAATACAAAATAATGGCAATTATGCAGCATATCCGATCTTTACATTTGTTGGTGTGCTTACAAACCCGGTCATTACTAATGTCTCAACCGGTGAAGCTCTAAGTCTCACATACGCGCTGGCATCAAGTAGTGACTCAATTGTGGTTGATACTTTCCTTGGTACAGTGGTTATCAAACCATCTGGCAATGTTGGCCGGCAATATGCAAGTGGCGTTTTTTGGACTGTACCCATCAACGGAGCAATAACCGTACAGCTTACTACCTCAGTTGGTGGGCAAGGTGGCAAGTGTGTCATTGCATTTAGAGATACATTTTTAAATATATAACCATGACATACAAAGTTTTTCTTAAACATCTCACAACCGGTGACCTATTTGAATTACCCTACAACTCTATCAACTGGGTGGAGGAACTTAACAATGGTGCAAATGCGACTTTTAATTTTGACTACTCCACAATAAAAGAGCAGGTGTGCGCACCGTATGGTACAAATGTATTTGATCTTTTTACTGCAGTGTTTTCACAGATTTGGGTTGAGGACTCTGCTGGCAATAAACTTTGGCTTGGTGTTTGCTCAGATTATCAGCGTACAAAAGACGCTGCAGGAAACTACAGCCTGCAAATTGCTGCATGTGACTATTTTGCCTTATTACAAAAAAGACGCACTGCAGCACTCAAAACATATAGCGCGGTTGACCCGGCTACAATTCCATGGGATTTAATAAATATAAATCAAACATCCGGTATTGCATCAGCAGATCTTGGTATAACACAAGGGACAACTGTTACAACTGGTTTGACAGTCAGCCCTGAATATATCCGGGCAGACATCAAGCAGTCTATATCTGACCTCTCAAATTACAGAGTTAAAGGTAGCTTTGATTTTGATATTGATGTAACTCTCAAGCTCAATTTGTATTACCCTACCAAAGGCTCACTGCGCGCCAATGTTGTGCTGGATGCACTGACTACTCTTGCAGATGGTGTCAAAATACCATTGCTTTTGAGCATAACCAACCGGGTTATGGCCAGAGGCCAAGGCATCAACAATGACGTTGCAGAGTCAGTCAGGATTGCATCTGACCCAACAATAAATCAATACACACTACTTGAGGATGTATTGACTGATCCCACCACCAGTGACACTACTGTGCTTGCCACAGAGGGTGACAAAAAACTTGATCTTGAAAAATTGCCACTTGCTCAGATAACCAAAAAACATGGTGACGATATTGACCTCACTAGTTATGGGTTAGGTGACACAATTATTGTAGATGTACCAGAGGAAAATATAAGCTACGCACAATACAGGGTCAAAAAGCGTACAGTAGATATTGAACAGACTGGCACAATGATTGCAACGCTTGATTTATTAACAATATAAAGTATGGATGAACTAAGAAAAATTATCATTGATTTAAGCAGAAGGCTTGAGCTGATGGAAAAAGGCCTTGTTGTCAAAGTTATAACAATACCGCCAGATGATACCGGAGCTTTGGTTATAAAAGTGGTTTCATCAGACCCCGGAACTCCCAAAAATAATGAGGTTTGGATAAACTCAACGAGCAACCAACTAAAATGGAATAAAGCAGGCACAATCAAAGTAGTAGCCCTCACCTAAAACATTTTTGTATAAGTTAGCCTTTTTTTCTCAATATAATTAAATCATGGCTCTACGAAGTATAAAAACAGCAGCAACAGCAATCACAGAGGCCGGTGTGCTGCAATTCATTACTGACCTTTTAAAAGCATCCGGGGTTTTTGATGTCTTGGCAGGTCAATTTTTAGTCACTGCCGGTTCTGGGCTATCAGTCAATATTGCAACTGGACGCGCTTATTTACTTGCAGCATCCGGGGGCAATGGTTACCCAGTTATCAATGACGCTGCCATTACTAATAAGGCTTTGACATCAAATAGTACTGGAAACCCAAGGATTGCATCAATTGTTTTATATAAAGACCTCACTATTTCTGCCAACTCAGACGACACCAATACAACCTTTGTACTCGAAGTTTTAGGTACTGCAGCAGCATCACCTGTGCCACCATCAGGGTCAACAATTCAATCTGCAGTTGGTGCTGGCAATCCTTATACAATACTTAGCAATGTGTTGGTAAATTCTGGGGCAACTACACCAACCTCAATTACAGACGTGAGACAGCAAGTTGCATTTAGAAATGATATTTTCAACCAGGAAAAATGGCAGGTTTATAATCCTACTGCTGGTGGTACTGCCACTCTTGACTTAGCGCAAGGTAAAAAGTTTCAAATCAACATGCCTGCTGGTAATGTAACCCTTGCACTTTTGAATGTGCCTCTAACCGGTAAAACAATTCAAATAAGAATTACACAGGATGGTGTAGGTGGGCGCACAATCACTTGGTTTGCTGGTATCTCTTGGCCAAATGGCGTTGTACCAACTCTTACAACCGGTGCGAGTAAAACAGATGACTTTGCCATTACTTTTTTGACTGTCACCAACGACTCAACCAATACAAGTGAAGGGACAACAATAAATCAGAATGTTTAGCAAATATGAACTATGGCAAGACAACTAAAAAACTCAGATTCATCATCAACACCTTTTGGCATTAAATATGGTACTGGTGCTGACGGTGACAAAACCTACTCAAGCAATCATACCCTCGACTCAAGCGACAAATTTTATAATTCACGTTGTACTGGCACGTCAGGCGCGACAACTGGGAGTACCCCAGACCTAGCAGATGGTACATACAATTTAGTCTGCAAAATTGTGCAATCTCAAGGCACTGGTGCAAATGCTACCCCAAACTGGGAATACAATAAACTTATTTCTGTATCTGGTGGTGTAGCTACTTTTCTATATCCTTTTTCAAAGACTTGGAATACTGGCGCACAAATTATAACCTCAGCAAATTGGCGCAATGTAGTCATCAATAATGGCATACAACTTACAGTACCAGCATGGAATGGTAGCTATGGTGGTGAGTTCTTTATGGCTGCAAATGTCTCAATTACTGGACAGTCAAACAATGGCCAGATTGTTATGGATGGCTTAGGGTTCAGGGCTGGGAGTGGCGCAAACAACAATGGGACTGGGCAGCAAGGTGAAGGCTACGCAGGCGTTGGTAGTAACACAAATAGCGCAAATGGGAATGGTGCAGGGGGAGCGCAAGGCGCAACAGATGGTGGTCACGTTGAGGGGGGCAACTCTGGGGGTGGCTCAAATTACACCTCTGGGACTAGTGGCAGTACGCGAAATACAGGCATTGGTGGCGTGACAGGCAACACTGTCTCAACTATTGACTGCCAAAATATGACCATGGGTGGTGCTAGCTCTGGGGCTGGTGGTAACTGGTCAAATGGCACGCCAGCTTCAAGCGGAGTGAATGGATCAGGAAACGCCCATCTTTTAGCACCAACGATTACTGGTATAGTTTTCTATTGCAGAGGCCTAAACGGTAATTCTAACTCTAGCCTTGCAGCAAGCGGTGCTAGCGCAGGTGGTTGCGCATTGTGTCAAGGTCAGAATATAAGCAATATAACTTTCAATACTGGGGGTGGCATAGGGGGTACTTGCACAGCTAGCTTTGGTGGCACAGGTGGAAATGGCGGAAATGGCACAGCTCAAATTGACTACTCTGGCGCAACTCCAACCAGCATTACTGGCTCTTATAATTCAACGCTCACACCAGTTTTAGCAAGTTCAGGCGGTGGCGTTTTAGCAATGATTTAAAATATGAATTTTGAATACATCAGAACAATTGTAGAGGTTATATTAGGTTTAGGAGTTATTGCCATTGGAATACCTTATTTATGGTCTCAGTTGAAAAAAGGTAAAAGTGATGTGGCAAAAGACCTAAACGACACATTGAATGATCTGCTTCGAGCTAGAGATGTAAAAATAAAAGATTTAGAAACTTTGACAGAGAAGCAAGGGCAAAGAATTACCTACCTTGAAGGTCAAGTACATACACTCAATACACAAAAAACAGATTTAGAAATTTTGATAAAAACAGCATTAAAAGAACACTTTGCAGCAAATCCACAAATGGCCAACGAACTTAGTAAATCAATTATCGCCCCTGTTTTGAAAAATGTATAAGATCACACCCTCAACCAAACTATAATTGACTGAGTAAGCTAAAAGGTTTTTGACACCTCAACTATATGAGAAACTTACCTAAGATATTCAGCCAAAGAGACCCACAATGGGCAGCGCAGAGACTTGGCACAGTAAATGGTTCAACACTTGGTCAATATGGTTGCTATGTTACTTCTTTTGCAATGGTAGCAGCATACTATGGCAAAGACATTAACCCTTCAAAGCTAGATGATTTTTTCACCAATGGTCATGTGTATTACAACGCACAAGGCAATCATAATGACCCAGCAAAATTTGCTGCGGACAACATGCTACAGGTGATTTACGGTGATATTGTTTTTCAAAAAGCATATGACTTTACTAACGCCCCAGCAGACCTCAATTTATTAAAAACTTTACTTGCTGACCCTACCTTATCAGTTATTCTTGAAGTTGATTTTAACCACAACCCCGGTGATGGCATACAGACACACTTTGTTGTTGCAGTTGAATGTGATGGCAAAAAGGTTGTTATTGCTGACCCATGGCAAGTACCCGGCTCTGTGGATGATTTCACCAAAAACTACGGTAACAACCCAGCTCAAACAATCCTCAAGTTTGTAGTTTATAAAGGAAATGTGCCGGCAACGGCTAGCACATCACCTGCTGCCGGTGCAGATATGTATGGTGGGCTTGACCTCAATAATAAAGATAGTATGAAAGTGTGTGTGGATACTTTCAACAAAGTACAGCATGGTGAACTTATAGGCAAAGACAAATATGATGCAGATCTCAAAGTAAAAGAGGATACAATAAAAGGCCTCAACGGCACAATTGAAAATGACAATACTACTATAAAAACTCAACAGGCAAAAATTGATGCGTTTCCTGCGCAGCTCAAAGCCCTGCAAGATCAAATTGACGTACTCAGTCCTCAATCTGATGAGTTGGTGCAAACCAAAAAATTGCTTGAACAAGCAGAATTAGACAAAGAAGGCTTGAGAAAAACAAATCAAACGCTGACTAATTCAAATGCCCAGCTCAAAAACACATCATACACCACTGCAAAAACCTCAGTACTTGCCGGTGAGCTTTTAAAAAGGCTTGCAAATAGGGCAGTACTGAAAAGTTAGGGGGTGAATGATATGAATATAAAATCAGGTTATCGAACAACTGAATTTTGGATAACACTAGCCACTCAAGTAATTGGTATTTTTACCATTGCTGGCGTAATCGGTCAAGATCAATCAACGCAGCTTGTTAAAGCTATTTCTGACATCATTATCATTCTCGCGCCGGCAGTTATCTATATCTACAACAGGACTTGGCTAAAATCAAAGACTGTAAAGTAATGCTGTGATATAATTTTTGAGTGTTAAAGCAAAATAAAATAGCACTTTTTATCTGCCTTTTGTTTTTCGTTGCATATTCTACTCTTTCCATTATTAGGCATCTCCATTATGGGTCTTATGGTTTTGATTTAGGAATTAGCGACCAGATAGTTTGGCAATATAGTCATTTTCAAGCACCAATAACAACAGTGCAGTCATACCCTTTTACTTCAATTCTCACAGATCATGTTGAGTTTATTTATGTCCTACTTTCTCCTTTCTATTGGTTTTTCAGTAGTCCTGTTACCTTATTGCTTTTGCAGGTATTTTTAATTAGTTTTTCAGGCGTACCAATATATTTGCTTGCCAAGAAAAGAAGGCTTAAACCGATATTGTGCTTCTCACTTCTTATTAGTTATTTAATGTTTTACGGTATACAAAACGCACTTTGGTTTGATGTTCATAGCCTTGCTTTTGGCGCAGCATTTCTTGCTTGGTTTATTTATTTTTTAGATGTCAAAAATACACTCTGGGCAATTGTAGCTTTTGTGCTTGCAATAATTTGCAAAGAAGATATTGCACTTTTAACAGGCGCGGTAAGTTTTGTTTATTTACTAAAAAGAAAAGATAAATTTTCTTTGTCACTATTACTAGTCTCTGGTGTTTATTTATTTTCTGTTTTTTATATTTACTTTCCCCATTTCACCCAGGATGGTTACAGATACCAAGAAAAGGGGGGCTTGTTTTCCAACCTCAACACTTCTTATTTTTATGACACATCTGATAAAAGAAACACCATCTTTTACAGCCTAGCTTGGTTTGGTTTTGTGCCTTTACTTGCGCCAATGTTTTTATTGCCTGCGTTAGCAGATATTACCCACTATTTTATTTTTGCCCATACTCTTGGTGCAGCGCAAGGATTTTTCTTGCATTATAGAGTTTCACTAGCACCTCTTTTGATTTTGCCAACAATAATTGCATTGAGTAAATTTAGAAAACTCAATAACAAATACATTGCAATCTATTTTCTTTTGGTAGCAATTTTCTTTCAATATTACTTTCATCTTCCTTTAAGTTACCTTACAAAGCGTTGGTTTTGGACAGAGCCGGCAAGTGTAAAAAGCATCAATGCTGCAGCGCAGTATCTACCTGCCAATGCTTCAATAGTTGCTCAAAACAATATAACGCCACATATAAGTCATAGAGATTTAATTTTTACCCTCTACCCGTCCACAAAAGATTTTTCAGCTAACTCACCATGCAAACAAAAAACTTGTAACTGGTTTAGGTGGGCAGGCAACCCAGAGTATTTAATGGTCAGCACTTCTACAGATTGGGATAGCAGGGGGTTTTTGGCTAGCAGAGAAGATTTTATAAAAGGACTACAAAATTTAGAGAAAAGCAAATTTATCAAGAAGTATTTTCAAAAAGGAGATACTATTATATATAAGGTGCAAAGAAAGCCTTAATCTACGATCAATTTACTGTAATTTTTCCTAGCTTTCAGTGCTATTTTCCCTGTTTTTAGTCTTTGGTTTTCCCTGTCAAGTTCATCGAGGTAGGTTGCGCATCTTCCCTCCATGGTTTTATACCGCTTTTTGGAGATTTTTAGGATAAGAAAAATAATCACTAACTGAATAGCAATGACAATGAGCAGTCCTATGATTATGACAGGCTCAGGTTTCATATGCTTCTACGAAACATAAAATATTCTTACCTAATTCAGTAGAACACTTTTTTAGAACGGAATCAAGTCCCTTACTTTAACGTCCAATGCTCTAGCAATTTTAGTAAGTAATTTCATGTTTGGCGGATATATACCCCTTTCAATTTTACTGATCCATCCGGGGGATACTCCCACTTTTTCAGCAAGGATTTCTTGGGTCACATCCTTTGCCTTCCTTACTTTTCTCAAGTTTTTTGCCAACCGTAGGTTTTGCTTTGTTATTTTCCTTTTTAGGAACATAGCACCAGCCTATCAATGGACAAAACAAATATTAAGAGATATATATGTATCAATTTAGCTTCAAAACTATTGCATTTCTAATACATATATATTACACTTTGTAAATGAATTTAGACTCCAAAAATCCCTCTGATGAAAGTATACGGACAGAACTAATTGAGGCCATTTTGGATTACATAGAAGGCAGAAAAAACCTAAAATATGTTTTAGCAATAGGTATTACTGCGCATAGCAAGGCAGTCAAAAACCCAAATATAGCACAAGTTGCCTCAGAACTCAACCAAATGGGTAATCAAACAGCCAATGGTATAAAATTTTCGACAGAAACGATAAGAGAAACATTTACAACAATGCTTGAAAAATTGACTCAAGGCTGATGCTCTTGCTTATCTGATAAAAAACAAATGCGTGTGTTTTCAAGTATTTTGTGTATAGCCTCAAGCAAACTTCTTAATGTCTCCTTTCGCTCTGCAGATAAAAATTGGCCATTGTACTCAAGCTCATGCCTTATTTTTTCAACCCAGTTCATAAACTTTTCTGTTTTCTCTAAAGGTGTTTCTGACATAACAAAGAATGGATGATTTTTGGCAGCATCCCACAAGTCAGCATCATTAAATGACATATAGCCAATTGTAGTCTGAACATCTTTGTGACCTACGAGCTTGCTTATTTCTGGTAGGGGTGTTTTCTTTCGTAAATGTTCCATGATATAGCTGGCGCGAAGATCATGGATATGTGGGGCTGTAGTGATGCCTGCTAGAGCCAATCTTCTGTGCCAGTCATCCTCCATGGAAGTAGCAGATATTTTGTTGCCGGCTGCGGTTTGAAAAGCCAAATCTTTTGGCTCTCTCTTTTCAAGGAAATTTTTAAGTTTCACAATGATATTATTTGGCAAAGGAACTTTATGACTGAGATCATTTTTAACTGTAAAATCTGGCCGGTTTTGTATTAAAATATTGCCTTTTTCAAGTCCTATTACAATGTCACATTTACGAAGCGAAAGGCACTCGTTAAGCCTACAACCAGTGCCAGCAATTACCCACAATGCAAGATTTCTATTTAGGTCAATTTCCCACCCTTCTTGCTTAAATCTCTTGGTATAAGGGACTACAGAGCTTAATATTGAATTGATTTCTTTAACGCTTAGGATTACCGGTATGCGTTTCTCTTTTGGTAGGTAATCAATTTTTTTAAAAAGGTTTAAGTCCTGATTAAATTCTCTTTCGTAAATATCTATGAGGCGTATAACACGAAGGTGGGTGTTAATCGAAACATTTCTTAAGCCTTTTTCTACGAGGTATAATTTATACTCTGCTACTATATCAAATGTTAATTTTTTTCTACCTAACCATTTGAAGAACAAATCGTATCTGATTCTAGTACTTTTCATACTATTTTTTTTCAGATTACGCTTGCTTACACACCAACTAAGAAATGCTTTTTTATCCATACTGAGAACTCGTTTGAGGGCAGTTAGATAATTGAGCCGCGTATGTGTTTGGTAACCTTAATATATACTTATACATAATGATTAAGCAAGAGGCAGTTTTAGATTAGGCTGTCCGTCCAACCTAATTATTAAATAATTATTAAATATTTTGACCTATTGACAAAGAGGTAATTACCCCCTATGATTAGCTTGTTCTTTAAATTTTTCCACGAAAAAAGAGACCATAATTTTTAGTTATAGTCTCTTGTACTACACAATACATGTTACATCATCAAGATGACTGGGACATCCCCGCATTCCTAAGGCAGAGGAATTAAATAAAATAGCTTCAACTTTCTACTAGCACCTGAGAGGGTGCTTTTTTAATGTCTTCATTGTAACAAAGCTAGGAACTGTAAGAAGCGATAGGGAATAGCTTGTGGTTTGAGAGTGGGGATTAGAGATAGTCCCCATGACTGAAGCCTCAAGAATATGTCTGGTATAATTAGATAAAGGGGGTGAATCTGATGAAGACGTATAGAATTATTGTTAATACGGGAGATGCCGGAAGGGTGAATGCAGAAAACGAAGAGGATTTATACAGAAAATTATCTACCGGTGCTTATGGTGTTCTCCCAATAAGAAGCAGAGATATGATCCGGTTTACTCCAGAGAATATAAAGGAAATAATTGAAGAATCTGAGTAGATTAACCTGTTTTCAATCCTAATTCAAAGATCAATCCAGCCTCTCCTTCGGAAATATTATATCTAAAACGGGGATCGTCCTCTAAATGAAAATTTTCTAAAGCCTCCTTAATTGTTTTTATTATCTCAATAGGATCAACAGTTTTTCTAACCATAGGATGTCTCAAGGCTGCCTTTTCTAATGTTTTATCTGCTAAGTGCATATATGTAGAATATGTTGTTTGAATATCTTTGTGTCCTACAAGAGTTGCTACTTCCGTAATGGGTACACCTGCCTCTAGCATGTGAGTAATATATGAGTGTCTAAAATTATGGGGAAATGTTCTTTTTGTTATTCCTGCTACAACTGCTCTCCTCTTTAAGTCTGCACTGAAATCCGTTACATGTACTTGGGTTTCCATTGAATTTCTAAATATTCTGTCATTGGGTTTTCTATCCTTAACAAGTTCTGCTAAACGACTTTTTAATGGCTCTCGGAAGTAGGCAGTTCTGTTCTCATTCGTTTTTGTATTAACAAATATAGCCTTACCTGCATTCAAGTCAAGATGTTTTATAGTAAGTTCTGCCGCTTCAGAGTATCTACAGCCCGTATAAGCTAAAAACATTGTCATTGTTCTAAAACGAAAATCCAAAAAATTGCAGTCGTTGCCATGAAATTTACCATAAGTTAACTTCGTAGCTAATATTTTTTCTATCTCTTCTTGCGTAAATATAACAATATCGGGCTTTGTTTTTTTAAAAGATTTAAATCCATCAAAGAAGTCGTATGCTAAGTCTCTATCTTTGCAGTAGGCAACAAGTTGATTAAATGTAAAGTAATAGGTATTGAGGCTATTATTTTTAAGACCTTTGTTTTTTAATCCCATGAAAAACTTTTCTACGGATTCTTTAGTTAAGCCTTCTTTTAAAATCCAAGCATTTATTATTTTTATTCGGATTATGCAATGCCGGATGCTAGTTTCAGAAAGACTTTGTTTGATTGATAGAAAAGAATAAAAATCCTTTTCGTTTATAATCATACTCCCTTTCTGGGAGTAGCTTGTGGGAGAGTCCGCAAACTGTAAGAAGCTATTTTCCATAGTATATTTACTTGCATAAAAAATCAATAACTAATTTGCCGATGTTTCTTCTTGCAATATGTCGGCAATATACCCCTCTAGAAGCGTCTTAATGCTTATCCCAGACTTCGCAGCTTTTATTTTGAGTAAATGGTGCAGTCCCGCATCTATCCTTATCTGTTTTGTTAAATTTTTGTCATTTTGTAACTTTTTCATTTCACCCTTCCTAAATTCCTAACTATTCCATAGAAATAACTCCCTAGGTTTTCTGTTTTTCTTTCATTGAAGCCACTAAGAGCTAACGCTGCCCATTCAAACAATAGAGCTGGGGGATTTAGATATGAGAGCTTGATGTAGAGTTTTACGTTTTGAGGCTTACCTAACTTTTCCGCTAGCAATTCTCCTATCGCTTTGTGTTTATCCGCAGCTTCGTTTATCTTTTCTATATCTGCAACGTCAACGTATACGTTGTCTTTAATATTTCTATCAACGTATACGTTGTTTCTTCTAGAGCCGAGTAAATCTTTTATTGAATCCATATAAAAACTCCCGTCTCGGGTGTAGTCCTAACGGGAGCTTTTATTTACACCCGATAAATTTTTGCAAATGCAACATTCTCTTTAAAAACTTTGAATGAAAATGTTACCAATATAGGTATAGATAACTAAATTTATATTGTCAAATCAGACTAAATACAAATAATGTGCAGTAAAGTATATTAACGTAAAATAGAGTAGAATAAGAAAAATTTCTTACAGGATTCTTACAAAAACAGACCAACTGGGGGTGAAGAAGTTTGAGGATTTATATAATGACGAATTTAAAATAATTCTTTTAAGGGTACTTTAAGTATTTTTGAAATCTTTTCTAAAATCTCTAACGATGGTGCATATCTACCTTGTTCAATAAATCCCATATATGCTCTGCTGATTCCTATTTTTTCCGCAGCTTCTTCTTGGGTAAGGTTCTTATCCTTTCTTAGCTTTTGAATCTTCTTACCAAGTGATTTGGGCAATTTAGCATTACTTCTCACCCCTTGATTATCAAAGTAATATAGAGGATAATCTACTAAGCTACACTTAGCAAATAGCCTTATATTAGTCTTGACTTACGCTAAGCGAGAGTTAGCATTTAACAGGAATGCCGAAAATAGAAATGAAAAAATACAGGCTAGCAGATAAGATACGAATCAACATCATAGACATATCCGTAACTCTTATAGTGCCAATTTTAGCTTTGACAGCATATCTGCATTTTGCTAGTAAGGATTTTGTATCATCTGAGCTTGGAGGCTATGTAACAATGGGCATAGTTCTGATCTCTGCAATTGTTGCTCATATAACGTATAGATATTTATTTCCAAAATACGCAGACGATTTAGGGGATATAAAATTCTATGTTGAAAAAAAGAGAGATTAAAATTGCGCTCGTATTTTTTCTTCTCGGTTGTCTAGCTACTTACTTATACAAAGAGAGGGAGTTAAATATAAGCAAAAGGCAAACAGCCGAAATTACAAAAGCCTGTATGACAGTAACAGGAATAAACAGGCAGCTATACAATAACTGCAAGGTTTCTGTTGATGAAGTAACATCCTGCTACGCAAATTCCTCTTGTGATACTACTGCTTCTGTAATCCGTTTTGGAAAACTAATCAAAGAAAACGAAGGACTTGAAAAAGAGTTGGATAAAACCGCAACTGATCTCATTAAGAATGTTGATAATATAAAGTGATATATATAAAAATACATAAACATATATGCAAAATATATTTTCATGTATATTCTATGTATGTATTTAGCCCTTCTGTATATATGCGATAAGTATAATCCTTGCAAGAGTTACAGATAATTGTGCTACGAGTACCCCTGTTAGTGCAAATTTGCAAAATTGATCGTCAACAAATTGGTTAGTAAATTGATTAGATGTTTGGCAATAATATGCCTTATAGTAAACGACTCAGCCTTGATAGAATTTTTAGTAAAAAATTTAGCCTTGAATTTATGTCGCGTATGAACCATTGTGCGACATGAAGCTTTTAAAGTAAAAACTGAGGTATTAAGTGGTAGTTTGTCATCTTGAAATATTCATTTATTTTCATTAAACTTGCATGCAAGGCGGCATGCAAGTTTTGACTTGCTATTTAATTCCTTACTGAATAAACTAAAAGTATGAGTCAAAAAGAATATTTTCAAGTGGTATATGATGGCGAAGCTCTCCAGAATAACGAAATGGATGTGCGTGATTTAGCCCCTGCTCTATTAGCTATAAGCGATGTACTAGATGAAACAAATAAAATTACATATGGAGACAAAACAAGAGTTCAAGTTAATGTAAAGGGTACATTTAAGAGTGGTTCATTTGGTTTTGATCTATCAATTGTTCAAGGGGGAATAGATGGATTAACATCGCTTTTTAATTCTGATCAAGCCAATGCCGCTTCTAATCTTCTGCAAATGCTTGGATTTGTAGTTCCAGGAGGGGGGTTAATTGGTTTCCTTCTTTGGTTAAGAAACCGCAAGATAAAAAATATAGAGAAAGTGAATGAAGCAAAAACTGTGGTAGAGGTTGAAGATAGTGAGAAATATGAAACCAGCCCAAAAATAATAGCCCTATTTTCAAATGTAAAAGTTAGAACATCAATACAAAAAGTAATTACAGAGCCTTTATCAAAAGATGGGATTAGTAGTTTTGCAATTAAAAAAGGTAAAGAAAAAATAGTTATTAAAGAAGAAGAAAAAGATTATTTTAAGCTATCTGATATACCCGATGAATTATTGCGAGATGAAGTACGAGAGGTTATTTTAACTGTTGCAACTATATCATTTACGGAAGGACATAAGTGGAAGTTTAGTGATGGGAATGTTGAGTTTTATGCAACAATAACTGATGAGAATTTTGTCAATAAAGTTCAACAAAATAAAGATGGTTTTTATAAAGATGATTTATTTAGGGTTAAATTACATGAGAGACAATGGATTTCTGATACGGGATTAAAATCTGATTATGAAATAATAGAAGTTCTTGAACACAGATCTGGATCAAAGCAAATAAAGTTACCTTTTGGAGACGATGAAAAAAACACGGGATAAAAAAAGACTCCATTGTATTAGATCTAGTTTCAATAGCTCCATTTTATAGTTTTTTGCTCTTCGTCATGGTAAAATAAGCAGAATTAATATTAAAGATATGAATCAAGAAGAATTTGCAAATTTTTCCTCATTTTTGCAAGACACTGCTTCCATAATAAACAATCCCGCTTTACGTCTTAAAGCATATTCAGAGTTTAGTCAAGTTTATGATTATCTTGAAGCTCACCAATGGACAATAGAGGATCTTAAAGAAAGACATTCTTATCACGAAACTGCAGCGTTTCAGAATATTGCGGAAGGATATTATAGACTAGGTTTCATTGAGGCAGTATTTTATCAATATGCGAAATTAATTTATGAACTTTGGTTTAATAAAGTAATAGAATTTCAAAATGCTCACAATCAACGAATACATAAAGGAACTCAAGTACATCAAATAGCAGAAATTTATTCTACACAACATAAACGAATCAAAGCATGGGATTATTATCTTGCTGCATTCGCAGAGGATGTAATTGATGGGAGAGACTATATAGAATCTCAAGCATATAGAGCATTGAGAAGTCAAAGTCTGTCAAAAAATAATTTAGTTTTATACGCAGAAAGTATTGGTAAGTTGAGAGGGAAAGCAAAATATAATCCGCTTCAAATCGTTGAAGTTTCAAAAAAAAACTACCTGATCCCAAGTTATGAGGACAACGAAAGCGTAGATCGTCTTAAGCTTAATAAAGCCCAAGAAGTATGGGAGAAGCTAACCGATAAAGAGAAGGAGGAAAGTCAGAATGAATAATAGCGGAAGTCTTTTGGAAGATTTTTCGGAGGCTCTTTTTAATTCGCTATCAGGTTTCATAGTAAGATACAAAAGGGCAAAAGCAAAAGTTTCAAAGAGAGATCCGGAACATGACTACGACTTAATTATTCATAATTCTTCAAAAATCTTTGATGAGTTTGGTAGTTATATTTTAGTTGAGTGTAAAAACTGGAAAGACCCAGTTGGGTATGGAGAAATAGCAAAATTTATACATAAACTACACTCAAGAAAATGCAGAGCTGGAATTATTGTTGCTACAAGCGGAGTCGTATATAAAGAATTCAACCCAACTTTAAAAAGAACATTTGATCAAGATGGTATAGCAGTTATTGTAATTGATAAAGACGATATTATAAAAATTTTAGATAGGTCAATCAATTTGTCGTCTCTTCTTCGTAAAAAGTATGAAGGAATTAGATTCGGTTTAGTATAATTTTAGCCTCGGGTATTGACTTGCCAAGTTTTCTTTGTTAAATTCTTCTTGAAGACATAAGAATACACATTATTAAGTGGTGCTTAATAATAGAAATTGAAGCAAGAAGGGGGTTGTGTCTTAAAAATCCCCGCATTTCTGCGTCAACGAAACTAATTTTTTTACACCCAATATAGATAAGATTGTATAAGATAGGCACGACATGCTTCCTAACCTTCCAGTATG